TACCCCCACCGTCCACAGCTTGGCTGGGCAACGGTAAGGCTTCTGACGCACCCCTTCATGGTGCTTAATCATCTTGAGGGCTTTGTCTGACAGGTTCATTTCTTGCCAAAAGCCTGAGTACCAAACCAGAAAGACACTACAGATGCCCAGATGATCTGAGTCTCGTTATCCCACAGCAGGTCTAGAGCCACATCAAATGGCACTTCCTTGTGATATGCAAACCAGAAGCCAAATATTTCCACAAAAGCAAACAGAACAAACAGACCATAAGTTATGGCGGGGCGCACCATAGCACGGGCGTTAATCACCCACTGACTAGAGCCCTGACCAATAGCGATGTCGTGGGCATACAGGGCTTGACGCTCCTGCATGGCAGTTTGTGCGTTGGTTACTTCAGCGTTAATCTGTATCTGCTCTGTCTGGATATGTTCAATACGCTCTTGGGCTTCTAACCCCGCCTTCTTCAAGGTAAGTTCGCGCTCAGTCTGCATCTGCGCCAAGGCTAACTCATGCTTCTTATCAGCACGGTCTTGGAAGAAGTCAAACAGTTTGGGTAACCCGCCCATCAGGAAAGACAGTAGGGTTGAAAATAGCGTCATCATTTTGATTCCTTATCTAAATGGGGTTCCGGTAATCCAAGCAACCAAACTATACCGAGTTCCTTTGGTTACAGGGCGAACTTCATGTAATACATAACTTGGAAAAACAACCATTTTTCCTAGATCTTTTGACATTAAAGAAGCATCTGGGCCGATCTGAAGAGCCAATTCACCTCCTTCATAATCTTCTGGAGAGGACAGCTGAATTGTCAAAGATAACTTACGAACTGCACTATGTATAGATTTATCCACATGCAAACCATAAAAACCTGACGGGGCATCATATCTAGTGAATTGAAATCCTTCGCTAAACCCAAACAAATCAAACTTAAAGAACTGACTGTTTAGGCTCATAACAGCATCTGTAACTTTACGAAAAGCCCAGTCCATATCATCTGCTGCGTATAACCACGCAATCGTGCTGTCGCGTGTGTCTTCAAGCCTAAATTCACCACCAACAATACCTTTACTGGGTACTTTGCTCTCTCCAATAGCAATAATTCGAGCACATTCTTCCGGCGTAAAAAGGTTATCCAGATACGCCCAGTGCTCAACATGATCAGGAGCAAAAGGCCATGCGGAATTAGTAGTTAATATCATTTTGATTCTTTTAGTTCACGTTTGAGTTTACGTAATTCTTTCATCTCTTGCTTAAGTTGTGCCCGCATGTATAGGGTTTCTACGTATGCCATTGAGGTAGCCCCTACAACAATACATATTGCTACTCCTATTAAAACCCACCAGATAAGTTTTGTAGTGCCCACATCATCCATCCAAAAAACATAGATATAAACACAACTGCGACCCCGCTACTTATCAGCCCAATTAACTCAATCTCGTCTTGCTCTTGCTTCCACCTAGCCTGCCTAGCTCTACGAATCATCTCTGCCCTAGCCCACTCTTGTTCACGTTCAATCTTGCCGTGCATCACTAAGAATCTGCTGTACAAGTCTTTTAACTCAGGCGGCGCATAGACCATCGCCTCTCTGGTCTGCTCCATCAACTTCTCTATCTGCAATTCAATAAGCGCTCGCTCAATAGCTTTCTTACTGGTGTTTTGCGTTGGGTTGTAGTTGGTTTTGCTCTCCTCTTCAAGTTCTAGATAGTGGTTGTTTATATCTTGTTGTGTGTCAAACAGGACTCCGAGGTTTGCCCCAATCTCGCTGATGAGTTTGAGTTCAAGTTCTTCGTAGGACTGTTGCTTGGCTGCGGCTTTCTTTTGCGCCACAGGCTTGGGCGCTTCGGCGGTTGGTTTACTAACAAATAGACCAATGAACCAATCAAAAATTCCTTTGATTGCCTTGACATCTCCAATGACCTGCTCTGCCGTCTTCTTTGCGCCCTCAAGTTCCATGCGGCCTTCATGCAGGAGAGCGCACCCCTGCTTGATAAAGCCAACGGCAGTTTGGGCTGCCATGAGGAGAGTGAAGGGGTCCACATCTGATTAACGTAATTCAGTCCAACGAATTGGAACGCCGCCGCTACCAAGATTTACTTGATAGGTGTTACCTGCTGGGACAATAAAGGCTGTATTAGTATTTGTACTACCTGTTGTAAAAACAGATTGTTGAACTAGAACACCATTAACATATGCGTTCATCGTTGTATTACCCCCACCATATACAGATACAAAAATTGGACTGGAAGTTGAGTTTGTATACTGGGTACTATAACTACGACTACCTGTTACATCTTGATAGCTTTGGTTATTACCTAAGAAAGTGCCAGCGGCTGTTGGCCCTGCGGCTGCTGTTGCAGTTGCAGCGTTACCCGTAGTGTTTTGGTTCAGTGTCGGGAACGTACAGTTTGCAAGATTACCAGATGTAGGCGTACCTAATATGGGTGTAACTAATGTTGGGCTTGTAGATAAGACATTGCTACCCGAACCCGTAGAAGTGGTCACACCCGTACCACCAGAAGCAACAGCCAAAGTTGCAGATAATCCCGCCGCTGTAGTTGCCGTAGCTGCATTACCACCAATAGATAAGCCAGCCGCAGTTCCAGTTATGTTTGTTCCAACTAAAGCGGTTGGAGTCCCAAGAGCAGGGGTTACCAAAGTGGGGCTTGTGGCTAATACTACCCCGCCAGTACCAGTAGAAGCAGTAGTAGAGCCCGTACCGCCAGACGCGACGGGTAGTGCGGTGCCAAGGGTAAGAGAGGATACATAGTTAGTCGCATCAATGATGTCTGTGCCGTTTGAGACTAGGATGGTCTTTCGCCCAGCGGGGACGGACACGCCAGTCAGTCCTGTGACCTTGACCGTGATGGCTGTAGACGTTGCGTTGTAGATGAAATAGAGCTTTTTGTTAACAGGCACTATCAAACTACCGCCGCCTGTACCGGTCAACTGGAGATACATATTGCGGGCTACGCCTGTCGCACCGTCTGGGATTGTGATGACATCTGTGCCGCCAGTACACGCTTGCAACTCATAGCCAGAGATAGCCTGCTCAAGCAACGTGCCAAGGTTGGTGTTAGTCGTATCTCCCCAAGTACCCGCCTGCGTACCGGTAGTGATTAGCTCAAGCTTTAAGTTAGTTGAATATGTTGACATTTAATACCTCTATTGAATGTTGTTTATGGTTGTCCAGCCAGCAGTCTCAGAGTTGTTTATAACCGCCCACCCCGCTGTCTCAGGGTTGTTGATCAGCGCCCAATTTGCTGTCTGGTCGTCAATAATTTTTATCCAGCCTGATACCACTGTATTGTCCGCCATATTGATGTTCTCAGCAATGGACGCACGGAATTGGGCGGTGATGGTTGAGGCGTCTGCGGGGTTGATGTTTTCTATGATTGACTGAAAGAAACCAGCAAAAATAGTTTGAGCGTTAGCTACACCGAAGTTTTCTGTTATATCAAAGAAGAACACCGAGATGATGGTGATTAGTTCAGCAACAGTTATGTTTTCCGTACGACTGACTGCAAACTGGGCAGTGATGACTCTAACATCATCTAGCGTTATGGCTTCTGATAGAGCTACGGCAAACTGAGCTGTCATAGTTTGCGTATTGGCTACTGTAATTGGTTCAGAAATAGATGTAACAAACTGGGCAGTGATGGCTCTAACATCATCTAGCGTTATGGCTTCTGATAAGGCTACGGCAAACTGCGCCGCAATAGTTTGAGCATTATCTAAAGTAATTAATTCGGATATAGATGCAACAAACTGGGCTGCAACCGCTTCAACCTCTGCCATAGTAATGGCTTCTGAAACAGCCGCAGCAAACTGCGCCGTGATTGTCTGGGCATTAGCTACGGTTATTGGCTCTGATATGGTTTGTAAGAACGTAGATGCTTGTGTACTAAAGTCAGCTAAATCAAATGGTTCTGCGCGAGATTGCAACATAGCGGTATATACCACTTGGCTATCTTCAATAGTTATTGGCTCGGTTCTAGATACGGCAAACTGAGCAGATATTGCGAGTAAGTCGGCGGGGTTTAAGTTTTCAGTTATAGACTGTAAGAAAGTAGACGCTTGTGTACTGGAGTCAGCAAACGCAATTGTTTCTGTGGCGCTACCAAAATAGTTAATTCCTGCATTATTAATGATTTCCGTTATTCCGATTGGCTCAGTTATGGACTGTAAAAACGCAGATGTTTGGGAGCTAGAGTCAGCTAAAGAAATGTTTTCAGTGACAGTAAAGTTATAGACATTTCCTCCGCCTAGCGCAGCAAATGAAGTTTGTGCAAAGGAGGAAAGTCCAAACATTTAATTAAGCCCTAGATTCAGTTCGTTTCCAAAACGCCCCGTTTTCTTCCCACTGATAAGTTTCTCCGTCACTTGGGAACGGAATAGGTGGCTCCCAGTCGTTTGTAACTACGTTATAAACCCAACTGTTGTATGGTTGTGGGCGAACAAAGACATCTAAATCTTCTCTATATATTCCGCCAAGATAAGCATAGAGTCGTCTAAATTCGGCAGTGGAACTAGTCTGCTTCCACTTTGTATTCGCGCCAAACAAAGATTGCAAAAATGCAATGCCCAACGGCTCTGTGTCTGGATATGTTGCGTCACCTAAGACTTGATCATCGACAACAACAACTTGCATAACTATGTTGCTGAAATCTAGTTGAGCAAAATGTGCCATATTTTTTTCCTTCCTCCTCCATTTGTTAATTGGGCAACAAGAACTTGAAATTCGCGCCTTGGCGAACATGAAGCACCCGCACACCTTGCATCGACTTGTAATACTTTCATACTGATCGCATTTTTTACAGATTGATATTCTTGTCTCGTATAGGCTTACCATGTAATAGACCCAGCGCCTCTCCACGTATAAGTTTTTGTTCCCCCAGAATTTGAGTAACTTGGGCTACCTGTTGTAGATGTTGCATCTGGGTATGAAGATGAGTACTGGACAACAACGGCTCCAGTAGCGCCAGCGCCACCAACACCACCAGAACAGCCACTACCTGTACCACCCCCGCAACATTTACCGCCTTGACCGCCACCACCACCAGCGCCATAACCAGAGCCAGTACCCCCGGCAACAGAACAGCCACCCGCACCAGCAGAACCACCGCCACCGTTATAAGGAGAACCTCCACCAGCGCCTCCGGGTTGAGGAGTAGTTGACTGACAAGCGCCGCCGGGACTACCACTTCCCGCACTGCCGGGATTACCACTTGGTGAGCCACCACCACCGCCAGAACCACCCGGATTTGGGTTAGTAGCGCCTCCACCAGCGCCTCCACCGTTGGCAGTCTGTCCAAATGCGGTTGATGCAGAACCACCACTTCCAGTACCACCGTTAGCATCGCAGCCAGTACCGGGGCTTCCGTTACCGCCACCTCCACCGCCAACGCTAAATGAATAACTTGTTCCGTTTACAGTAATAGATTGAGTGCTTGCAACATAACCGCCGCTACCACCACCGCCTCCACCACAGCCAGACCATCCTCCGGTTGCACCGCTTCCGCCACCACCACCGCCGCCTAAAAGGTAGTAGTTAACAGTAAATGTGTTGTACGGAGTTGTAATACTATTAGAAGCAGAAGATGCAGAACTAGTACCTACAGCATTAGTTGCAGTGACAGTAAACGTATATGAAGTTGCCTGAGACAAACCTGTAACAGTAATAGTTCCAGAACCTGCCTGAGACAAAGTCCCAGTTAAACCACCCGGACTTGACGTTGCTGTGTAAGAAGTAATTGCTGTACCACCATTACTAGCCGGTGCTGTAAATGAAACTGTTGCTGTGTTATACGCAGTAGCTGTAGCAGTTCCAATAGTAGGAGCGCCGGGGACTGAATAAGTAGTAACAGCTGAACTTGCAGCACTAGCCGCGCCAGTACCTACCGCGTTAGTTGCAGTTACTGTGTATGTATACGCCGTGTTGTTAGCGCCGCCTGTCGCAGATATAGGGGAAGAAGCGCCTGTAAAAGTTGAACCCCCGGGACTTCTAGTAACCGTGTAACTTGTAATCGCTGTACCACCAGTAAATGCTGGTGCAGTAAAGGCTACAGATTGAGTACCTACTCCAGTATTGGTAGCGCTAACACTTGTAGGAGCGCCGGGGACTGCCCATGACGTAATGGAATTACTAGCCGCTGAAGCCGAACCTGTTCCTACAGCATTAGTTGCGGTAACAGTAAATGTGTAGGCTGTATTAGTAGTTAAACCTGTAACTGAGATAGTTCCAGAACCAGCTTGAGATAGCGTACCAGTACCACCTGCTGGGCTAGATGTTGCTGTATACGAGGTAATTGCCGTACCACCATTACTAGCTGGTGCTGTGAATGTGACAGTTGCGGTTGTTGACCCAGTTGCTGTTGCTGTACCGATTGTTGGTGCCCCGGGGACTGAGTAAGTTGTTACTGAGTTACTAGCGGCTGAAGAAGTACCATTACCGGCGGCGTTAGTCGCGTATACGGTAAATGTGTACGCAGTGTTGTTAGATAGACCAGAAACAGTGATGCTTCCAGAACCTGACTGAGAGACAGTACCCGTTATTCCACCGGGGCTAGAAACAGCGGTATAAGAAGTGACCGGTTGAGCATCTGTATCAGTATTAGTTGGGGCTGTATATGAAACTGAAACTGTGCCGACACCCGTATTAGTTGCAGTGCCAATAGTAGGTGCAGCAGGAGTAGTAAAGTAGCCAATGATTTCCCATTTAGCGCTTGATTCTGAATAGACCTCCATGGCATTTAATGTGGTATTAAATCTTGTTGCTCCGTTTGTTGGAGAACCGGGACGTTGAGCTGTTGTCCCAGAAGGAACATCAAAGTACCCAGTAGATGTATTTACTTGGTCGCTCACAGCCGCTGGAGTAACTGCCGCAGGAGCAGCCCATGTTGGCGCTGAACCATTAGAAGTAAGAATGTATCCGTTTGTACCAATACCTAATTTAGATAGCGCAGTGCCAGAAACATAGTAAGGCACATCGCCAGCGGCGTAGCTTGTCAGTCCTGTACCGCCATAATTACTAGCAATTGTTCCGCCTTGCCAAGTACCGTTACTGATGACCGTAGAGCCAAGGTTTAACGCGTTAGTGCCCCAAGTTACGTTCTCAGGGAGAAACCCATGTACGTCCCATGTACCCGCGACCGTGCCGTTTGCTAACAATACAAGTTCAACCGCACCGCCGGAAGTAATCGTTCCAATAGAACCAGTGGCGTAGTCTTGGAGAGTCAGTGTTCCAGTTGCGTTGTTGTTAAATCCGAACGCTACACCTGTAGTCAGAGTGGTCGCATCAGGCATCGTATAGGTCTGATTGCCCGTGCCAGTAAGCGTTTGTGAATAACTAGACGCCGCAGTTAAAGCTGTTGTACCGCCTGCCGCCGCAGTATTTGCATTAGATTGATTTAAACGGTTGATGGATACGTTTTGGTTAGCATCACGCAACATTACCGAGTTAGCACCAGAAGAAGCGGTTACGCCTGTGCCACCATACGCTACAGCAACAGTTGCCCCTTGCCAAGTACCAGAGGCAACCGTGCCCAACGCACTTACGTTACCAGACGCATCAAGATTTACAGACCTGCCAGATGGGTAGGTAAGAAAGATACTTAATGCGCCAACAAAAGTAACGGCGCTTCCAGAGTTACTAGAAGCGTAAACAGTCGTGCGAGTAAGAGTAGGTCCCGTAGTTGAATACGTACCAAGACCTACTTCCCAACTACCACTACCATCTGTAGCCGCGTAATACGTTGTATTGGTATTACCAACAACAGCAAAGGTCTGAAAACCTTGTACAGCACCAGCAAGCGTAAAACTTACAGTGGTATTAGCGGTACCTGTTTCTTGAACACGGTTTGCTAAAACTAGAGCCATTTAAGACTCCTTAAGAAGTCGCAGTTGTCGAGTAAGTAACAGTTACGGTGTCGCCAGAAGTAACAGTCTTGGCAGTGCTGAAGTTACCTTCTGAGTACAAAGTACCCGCAGTGCTAGAGATTGTGCTGACCGCGCCAGTACCCGTCACCAAGAAACATCCATATACGGTAGCAGAACCTGTCATTGTGTAGGTTATAGCTGTAGCCGTTGACGTAGTGACGTTTGATGGAGTCGTACCAGATGAACTAGATGCAGCAAATACTGCTGTACCACGCACTGCTGAACCGCCCACAGTGTAAGTAGTCAATTCAGTCCATGTCTTAGAAGTCATGGTATCTGAGGCGGCATAAGTAGTGCTATTGTTAATCAGACCTAAGAATGGGCCAACAGTTGTATAAGCGGAACCTCTTAACAATGTATCCAGCAATAACTGTTTACCAATAGCAACGACTAAGTTAGGGAACTCATCATTCCACTTTAGGTTGCCTTGTGCATCGTGGCACTCTACTTTGTAGAAGCCTTCAATACCCATACCTTCTGGTATGGATGCGTTAGCTTGTAGTGTGGCTACGGCGTTATCGCCAAAACCGGATTGTTCTTTATGCATATATGCTCCTTATGATAAGCGGATGATTGCGGATGTATCGGTAGCAGACGGGAACTGTACCGTGAAAGTTGTTGTTGAGGTCTTGTCACTACCAAAATCTAGTACGCAAACAGCCCCATTATCTCCGGCCTTATAGATTAACGCACCCCGTGCAGTTAACGCTGAAGTCCAAGATGAGTTTGAGAAAGAAATATACGACGTAGCAGGATCTGTCCCGCCAATGATTGGCACCTGCGAGATTATAAGTAGGTTGCCCCCAGCCGTATAGCCAGACGCTGATACTTCTCCATTTGTTGTATACGCAGTAGTAAGGTTGTTAAGCGATGCAGAATTGGTGTACAGGGCAATGTAAAAAGAACCAGACGTAAAGTTGAACGAGCCATTCATTAAGCCCGTCAAAAACGTGTTGCATGTCCAATTCCCTGTAAACGCCATTAGGACACCGCCTGTCTATATTGACCAGAACGGTACGCGTCTTGACGCTCCATACCATCGCCCAAACGTTTAGCCAAAGCTAGTGCTTCCTTGTACTTGCCGTCATAGAAAGCCATAACGTCAGCCTCACCCTTCATGAAGGTGTAAGCCTCAACTAATGAACCATACAACAATACCGTATCAAAGTTATCGCCAAGCCAAGTCGTACTAGCAGTTACTATTGACTCGGGGTAGTAGTAATAGTGAAGCTCTACACTATACGCTGCATCAGGGGTTGGGCCAACAAGAAAAGACAACTCATTACTGACCGTAGAAGATGTAACAGTCGGACCAAACAAAGCATAGTACTTAGGAATACCAACATCAGTAGTTGGATTGGGATACGCCTGACGGATAAAGTTCACATCCTTGTTCAACAAATATTCATAGTTACCGTCACCATCAATGGACGCTAGTGAATATACAGCTAAGAAATCATCTGGAGCAGACAAGTACCTATTACTTGTTGAGACGTTACCTGTGACATTCTTACGTAGTGATGGAAACTGAATAGTGTTGTAGATGCGTTGTTCTGCCTGCTCGACAAAGCGGGCAATCTGCTCATCTGCGGTTACTGCGGTACCGCTAGATAAATACGTAGTTGGAAATTGGTTTTCCGTATACGTTTGGATTGCAGAAGACAACGCAGCGTAGTTCATGCCATCGGGCCTCTAGACTTGATACCTTTGGTAGCCGCTCCATGACCACGCATAGTGATGCCGTCAGTCTTGGTAGGTTTGAAGTTACCTTTGTTAAGAGCGCCAACAGAAATGTTCATGTCAGACATAGTCTGAGCACCAGTCTTGTTCTTGATAGCGTTATTCACGTTAACAGACTCACCGCTCATAGTATGGGGCTGAGCATAGGTACTAGCTTGACCAATCTCTTTACCCATCTGCTTATTGCTAAATTTAGCCATATTAGCCTCCGCGTTGGTTGTTTGCGCGAGCCATGTTGCGACCAACAGATCTCATAGCTTTGCCTGTTACGCCGCCCTTTTTGAGCTTAGTCATTGGCTTGCCGGGATGCATGCTTTTCTCGTGCTTATGCACGGCACCTGCGATCATTTTCTTGTCTTGTTTTAAATCTGCTTTATCCATTTCAACTCCTAGGTTGTTGATATCGTTACTGTACCAAGTTGCACGCTTAATGCCAAGTTATTTGGCGTTAAAGCGGCATCAAAATATGATGACCCACCTACTGGGTTCCACCCCCACTGAATGATACGACTACCACCAGATGGGTATCCGAATCCGTCCTCAGTGTTATTGTTCGTCAAGTCAATCTGCAAACCACTAGATCCTGAGACTTGGTAGCTAACATCCGGACGAGGCTCGCGCACCGCCTGTGGGTCATTGACTGGATATAGACCAAGAGACAACTGAGGCTGATCTGGATCCCAACAGGATGGACAAACCTTGATGTTGTACAGCTTAGTCTTGACAATCTGCTTTCTTAACTCTTTGAGCATGTAGCGACCAGCACACCGATCGCACTCTGCAATCGCGTATTTACCGGAAGCAAACCGACTAGGCATTAGTAAAACAACTGACGAGGAACAAACCTGTCAGGAGCCTTCTCACGATCCTCTTGTGATGCCAATAGCCATTGCTGCTCATACTCTTGCTTCAAGAACATTACCCGATCTGGAGACACTTCTGGCTTCTTCTGGGCAATATAGAACGCTAGACCAGCCACCAAACAAGGAATCAGACGAAATGGGATATCTTGGATGTTCACACCATTACCAGCATCTTGCAGGCGACGCATACGCCAATACACGAATATGTACTGATCACCGGGGGAATTAGGGGTAGGCCAGACGTTGATGCTAGGTAAGTTAGTGACCGCTATCGTTGTAGTCGCTATTGCATGCGCAGCGGCTACGGTGTTGTTCTGCCCACGGGTACAGTTCAAGAGCTGACCAGCGTTAGGTAAACCTGTAAGCGGAGCTGGATTCACGTTCTGATATACGATTGTTTCTGTAACGCTAGTAGTAGTGACGTTAATAAATCCAGCCGTAGCAAGTTGGGTTATATCTGATACATAGACAGTGGTATCGGTAGACGTAAGAGCCGTAGTTAACACAACACTTGTGTTGTTCCCCGCACCTGTCTGGCGGTTAATCCAGACTTGAATAGGTCTACCTTGAGCCAGCTTATTAGGAATCATGGCATACGTAGATTCACTAATGCGAGAGATGTTGATGTCTATCTGGTTCAAGTCATTGGCTTGGGTACGGACTACCTGATCAAGCAGGTCAATCGTGTCTTCTGGGAATGGGTAGATACCCTGCCCAGTGTTCATTACGATCTGGCCTTGCTCAATAGTCCATAAATTGATGCCACGGTTAGCCCATTCAATCGTCAGCATGTTGAGCGATCTACGTCCTGTACGGAACTCATAACCCGTGCGGATCTCTAAACCCGCACGTTCATACGCCTCCTCCATGATCTCGTTGAGATCGAGGTTAAACGCGGTGAGTCCTGTGGTAACCGCCATTATTTACTTTCTGGCTGTTTTGGCTGATTGTCTGAACGCGTCAGCCGTTGGCGCACCTTTGCTACCAACTCTACGCATCTTTTCACCAGACCCTGCAGCAATTCTTTTACGTTTTGCATTAATGTTGTCATATAGACCAACCTTTCCGCCAGAGGCGTATTGAGTGAAGTCGGTATCGTCGCGGCGTGACTTCTTGACACCTTTAGGCATCTTAGTTTCACGGATATCTCCCATGCCGCGACTCGCTCTCATCGCTTGCCCTTTGACATCCCGCCACCACACATAGCAGCGATAGTGCCACGAGTCTTACCTCGTTGAGCAATACCGTCAGCACGGCTAGAAGCTGAGCCACCAGAAGCCATTTTCTTTACTGGCTTTGGCATGGGTTTAGGTTCTTTTTCAACCCTGATCCCACTACCGGGTTCTGCTGGTTTAGGACCTGTACGAACAGGCTCGTCTACTGGGGTGTAGTCTGGGTATTTAACGTCAGCCATGATTAGCACATCCTTCCACGGGTTTTACCTTTGGTAGCAATACCATCGGCACGACTAGAAGCAGAAGAGACTTTACCGCCAGCCTTGTATCCGCCCATAGAAGCGCCAATGTTTGCTTCTTTTTGGCGGGCTTGCTTGGCTCTATAGTCTTTTACGATCTTATCGTTTTGCTGTTGAACAATAGCTTTATCCCGAGCTACCATTTGTTCACCAAGACGTTTAGCATCCTGAGCTTTTTCAGGATCCATTTTGGTCATGGACATGCCTTCGTTCTTAGTCACTGGAGATGACTTAGGGGTAGGCGCAGAATCAGAAGATTCGCCACGACGGGTTAAACCTTGTTGCTTGTTCATATAGTCACGCAAAGTCATACCAGATGCAGCCAATTCTTCTTTGGTAACAATCTTTGGTTTAGGCTTTGAGGGTGTTATGGTTTCAGAAGTACCAGCAGAGCCACGACCCTCGCCTGAGTCATAGTCGCTTACCTCATCACCCGCGAAAAAACGTTTTGGTCGTTTAGCCATGATAGGCTCCTTACATCTTAATGTTTTTGCCTTTGGTCTTGCCTTTAATAGCAACACCATCGCGGCTTGGGGCAGCGGTCTTTACTGCGCCCATAGCGGAAACTTTTCCGCCCTTTTTCATACCCATGCCGCCCATACCACCCATCATGGTGTTAGCCATAGGAGTAGGCTTTTTCATACCGTCTTTAGCGGTACTCATGCCGGGTTTCATCATTGGTTTGCCCATCTTAGTAGTAGCCATACGGCCTCCTTCTTTAAAAGTTTTGCCTTTATCGGCTTTAGAAAAATCTTTACCCACAGACTGTGGAACTCCTGCTTTCTTAGCGAACGCAGCGTTATGGGCTACGGCCTCCATGAAATTGTGTTGCTTCTTGCTAGTGCTAGGCATATCAGACCTTAATCGGTAAACCTTTACCAGCAAGGTAACCAGCGGCTAAAAGACCAATCCAAATAAGCACTTTCTCTACAACAGTCTTACCAACTTTTTTGTAAAACTCCGAAGACAGCTCTTCAAGGGCGAGCTTAGCCGCTTCCTTGGCAATCAATCTTTCGCGGTCGGTTAATTCAATATCAGACATATCAACAATCCCATGCCCGTAGGCTTTTGTTAATTCTAGAGTTCGGGTCTTTCGCTGTCTTTGCGGATGTCAGCTTCTTTTTCATCCCACTCATCCTTGCACAGAAAGAGTCGCGCCTTGATCCGCCTTCTGGTTGCGGCGGTTTCAAGTTGTGCCCTTCTTTCTTCGCAGAGGCTCGCCCTTTGGCGTTTAAGCCCCCATTCGGATTCTTGCCTTCTTTTCTCTGC